CCAGCGCACCGGCGTCAACAGGCCCGACAGCGCGAACTTCCCACCGGTCAAAACGGCCCACGGAATGCGCGACACCAGGCGCGCCGTCCAGCGCACCGGCGTCAGCAACGTAGAAAGTGCAAAGCGCGGCAACCGCATCAACCCCTTGAACGCGCCACCAATTCCCAGCAGATCGCCAGCGGCGAACGCAGCCCGCGCGCCAAGGCCGACCAACCCGAAGCGCAAAACAGCCAAGGTGCCAATCAGCCCCGCAGCTGCTGTCAGAAGCGCACCACCCGCCACGGCCATCGCACCGACTGCTGCCGCCCCGATGAACAACCACTTGGTCAACTTTGGGTGTTCCTTGGTCCAAGTCACCATCCTGTCGATGATGCCCTGAGACTTTTTCAGCAGGTCATTCAGCGGAGGTAGCACCACCTCCCCGATACTAACCCCGAGACGGGACAGTTGGTTTTTCATCAGCTGAATGTTATTCGCAGTGGTTTCAGCTCTGGCGGCGTACTCGCGCTCCGCGCTACCTTGGAATTTCCTCTCCTCCGATACCAGCCCAAGGGCTCCGCGAAGCAGGTCAAGGTTATTGATCAAAGGCGCCAATGCGCGGGCCTCATCCCCGAACAGGTCAGATGTCACAGAGGCCTGAAGATGCTTTGGCAGGGCATTGATGCGCTGCATCACATCCATGGTGGTGCCGACCGCATCCTCCTGCATGGCACGTGCTACTGCCCCAGCGTCCAGCCCCAGCTTTTCGTAAGCCGCAGATTGCCGCTTGGTAGCCCCCTCGCCACGCGCCAGTGCCTTGCCCATGTTCCGGAACGACGTCGAAGCGACGTCCGCGCCCGCACCGGCAGCGATCATCGCGGATCCGAACGCCATAGTTTCGGTCGGAGAAAACCCCTTCACAGCCCCATCAACGGCCACGCGGGTGGTGAAATCTAGCACCTTCGGCGCAGTCGATGCCATGTTGTTAGACAGGTGGTTCATCGCGTCGAACAGCAGTCCAGTTTCATCAAGCGTCAGGCCAAGAGCCGTCTTGATGTTCGCCATAGAGTCGCCCGAGCGTTCCGCCGAAATATCGAATGCCACCCCGATCTTCGCAGCCATTTCAGCGAAGCGGAGCAGTTCATCACGGGCAAGGCCAGATTGCCCGCCAGACGCCACGATCTGCGCCAGACCGTCCGCCGCCATGGGAATCCGGGTAGACAGCTTTAAGATATCGTCTGACATTTTCGCAAAGGTTTCCGGCGTGTCGAAATCCACCACCTTGCGGACATCCGACATGGCAGTTTCGAACTCAACCGCCTGCTGCACCGGGCTGGACAGGCCGGTCAGGATACGCCGCCCGGTCTGCATCGAGGCACGGCCGACAAACGAGAGATTCCCCGCTGTGGCTAGAGACCGGTCCATGCGTTCCCGTGCGCGCGCGATGCGGCCCTGCATCGTTTCCAGCCGCTCCATGCGGCCGATCTGGCGCCCGATGGCCGTGGTTGTTCCATCCAGCGCCGCGGAAAGCCGGTTCTGTTCACCTGTCAAGTTTGTGGTATTGACACCAGCCTCTTTGAGGCTAGTGCGCAATGTGCCCAGCTTGCGCCTGTGGCGATCATGCAACCCCTGCATCCGCTCGACATTGCGGCGCGCTTCCTCGAACTCGCGGCGCATCTGCGCGGTCACAGGACCACCGGACGCCATGCTGTTTTGAGCCCTGCGCATCCGCTCGCGCGCCTTGGCCAGGGCCGCTGCCGTTTCCCCGGCCTTTTGCTGTGCGGTCTTGAAATCCTCGATCATCTTCAGCGGACCGCGGATATTTTGCAGGCGGCTCATTTCCGTGCGCACGCCATCCGCGAAGCGACCGGTGACCGTCCGCATGGTCTTCAGCTTCTTCGAATACTGGTCCACCGCCCGGATGGTCAGTTGGGTTTCGATGCGCTTGGTCGCCATTGGCCCTACACTCACGTTGAATTTTCGGGGAAAATGCCTATCTTGAAGGCATGGAAATCTTTGCGATGATCTTTACCGTCTTGATGATTGCCGCCGCCGTCACGGCGACAATCCTTGTCGGGATGTTCGTAGGTGGGATCTGGGGCGCACTGGCCTTTGCCGCGATGCTGGTGCTGACCTATCGCGCCATGACGCATCAAAGCGGCGCGACCAGGCCCATGCGCCGCGATCAGTTAAACGCCTTCCAGCGCCCCTTGTCAGACGACTGACCTCATTCGAATTTCAGACGGGTCACATCCCATACATCGCGGGCCGTATCTTGCCAGGTGCTGAATTCGCTGATCTTCATCGTCAGCACCTGCGGAAGCGGGGTGGAAAATACCTTAGCCACGAACCCGGCGGCAAAGCGCAGGTCTTTCGCTACTTTGCCGCTTGTGCGTTTCCCGCATCATCTTTCTGCTGCGCAGCGATATGGGCCTGATAGGGTTCCAGAACGCGCTTTCCGATCTCGCGGAAATCGCTTTCCTTGACCTTCAGCATCACCGAACAGTCGATACCGGCCATCCCCGCCAGCAGGATAGCGGTCTGTTCGGCAGGCGATTTCGCCTCTTCCACCGCGATGCTGGTGCCAAGGTCCGGTTCATCAAAGACCAGCTTGTCGATGGTCTTTCCATCAACCGTGATCGGCCGCTTCAGCGGCACTTCAATCGGATACTCCATGTCGCCCCCTTACAGCAGCAGCGCCGAACGGATGTCGGCATACTGGCTGACACCGGCAATGGAGACATCGAAGTCATCGGCCTCGATCATCGGGCTGCCGCCGATCTCCATCTTCAGGTAGTCCCAGGCGAATTCGCAGTCGATGGGCTCAATCTTCTCGCCGGACTTCCATTCGGCGAAATCGATCCCCTTCAGGAACCCGCGCAGGTAGGTGGTGGCATTGGTCACCACGCCGTCTTCATCGACCAACGCGCCGGTGATCATCAGCGTGTCGGTGGTGCCGGGCATGGTGTTGATCGCGGCGATCACCTGCGGGTCGCAGGCCAGTTCCTTGAACTTGGCGTTTTCACGCTCATAGCCGTAGCGGGCCTCGCGCTCTGTCGCCATGCCGGCGTTGCGGAACTTTTCCGTCTTCGCCTTGAACGGCGGCAGGGTCATCGCTGCGGCTTGGCCCACCTTCACGTCTTCATTGAACCAAAGGGCGCAGTCCTTCACGAGGTATGCGGGGGTGGATTTCATGGCTGTGTCTCCTTGTCAGCGCATCGTTGAGGGGGACGAACGCACCACAGGTGCATTCGCCGGTCGCAGGACGTCAGGGCGACGGCTTATGCCGCCGACTTCAGCGCCTCTTTAGTCAGTTCGAGGTAATACTCGATATTGCGGTGGGCGATGAACCGGATGTCTTCCATCGGTGCCGGCGGCTCGAATTCCATCGACAGGGTGATCTTGCCAGCCGCCATCTCCGTCGGTTCGTTCAGGGTCTCGTCGATCCAGACGCGCCCGCCCAGGATGGCCCCGGACGCCTTGAAGGTCCGCATGGCCGCGTTTCCGCTTTCCAGCATGAATTTCAGGTTCGCCGCCGAGAACGGCTTGTCCACGAATTCCAGATAGGCCTTTTCGATGGCCTCGTTGATGAAATCCGCCGTTCGACGCACCGACAGGAACACCCACAGGTCATCGTCGGTGGCGGCGCGGTTGCCCCAGGTGATGAACCCGGACCCCATGTTGATGATGGTGCCCACGTGGTTTTCGTTCAAGTAGTCTGCCTGCAGACCATAGGTCACGGTGCGGGACGCACCGCCGATGCCGTTGATCGCCTTATTTGACAGCGAATGCCAGAATCCGAGATTGGTATCGACGCGGGCCTGCACCCCGGCAAAACGGGCCGAGGCCGGGCGGGACACATAGGCGCTGGTCGCGGTATCCCAGACCAGAACCTTCGGATCTACGACATAGACGCGCTGTGACCCGATCAGGTCGCGGTAGGCGATGGCTTCCGCGTCGGTGGTGTCGGGGCCATCGACAAAGGCCACCGCCTTCAGCTGGTCCAGCACCCCCACCAATTCGGCAACCACCGGGTTTGCGGTCGTACCATCGCCGGTGGTGAAGCCGGGAATGGCAATCAGGCGCGGCTTGATACCCAGCTGCGCTTCGGCCTTTTTCAGCGCATGTACGCCGGTCAGCGTCGTCGCATCGCCCACCAGGTTGGACATTGTGCCAGCATCATCCGCCCCTTCTTCCACGCGAATGACCACGGTATAAGCGCCGATCTGGTCGAACACGTCGTCCACCGCATCCTTCAGGGTGCCGGTGGCGCCAAGATCTGCCGCCTCCGTGGGCGTGCCTTTCAGCAGCACCGGGGTGTTCAGCGGGAACTTGGCCGCGTCCGCATCCGGTGCGGTGCCCAGCAGGCCGACAACGGCACTCTGGGCCACCTGCACCAGCACCGGGGTTTCGTTGGACTCCTGTAGGCGGGTGCCGTGGTGGAAGCTAAGGAAGCTCATCTTCGTCTCCTTTGACAAAAGAAATCCCGGTGCTGTCTTGCCGGGCGTGGTCCGGGGTCAGCCGGATTTGGGTTATGGGCCAAAAGGCCCTCTCAGTAGCTTGCCGGTGACGCCAAGCCTTTGGTTACCAGCTCCTGATTGATGCTGATAATGTTGCCATCTGCGCGGAAAAGTTCGGCCAGCCATCTGCCATATTTCCCCTTGCCGGTGCCATCTTTTGTGGTTTTCATTACGATGTCTTGGCCAAGGATTTCAGCCCGCAGCCAATCGCGTGAAACAAGCCCATCAGGGCGTTCTTCGCCGCGAACTTCCGGGGCATCTATGCCAGTTAGCCGAACCTTCACGCCACGAAGCCAAGCGTTAAATCCAAGATCCACATCGACCGTGATGGTGTCCGCGTCATACACATCTACAACGCGGGCTTTATATTCGTACATGACAAGCCCTTTCCTTTGGCGTCACCGCTTTCGCAGGTGCATGGGTGGAGGAATGAATGGCACATCGCCCAAGATGCGGGTGCGAAGGCGGTATGTATTGGCGTGTCCGGCATGCCCGACCCAACTCATGATGACCTGATCGACCTCTTTCATGGTCATCTTCCCTTCATGATACAGTCGCGCCATGCGCTTCATTTTTCGGCGCATTCGGCAGGCGCTGTTCTTTCTGATTTTTCGGTGCGTCGGCCATATCCGATATCCCAAAAAATCCAGCGCCCGGCCGTTCGTTTTTGAAACCGGAAAAACTTGGGTCTTATTATTGCATCTCAGGCCAAGCCTTGCATACAGGAAGTCTTCAATGTCCCGCCGAACTTTGTGCAGGTGATCCTTGTCATTTCCGAAGACAGCGAAGTCATCCATATATCGTAGGTATCGCGTTTCGTGCAGGTCAAACTTCACGAACTCGTCCAGTTCATGCAGGTAGATGTTCGCAAAGAGCTGCGAAGTCAGGTTACCGATCGGTATGCCGCGCGGCATTGGGTCGCCCGGCTCAAGTGAGCTATCAATGATATTGTCGATGACCCACAAGGTATCTTTACAGGCGATGCGGCGGCGCAGAAGGCGCTTCAGAACATCGTGACAAATCGAAGGGAAATACTTCGAAATATCAGCCTTCAGCACGTAAATCACTTCGCTTTCGCGCAACGTATTGCGCATGAACATTTGCGCGCGATCAGCGCCAGCATGGGCGCCCTTTCCCGGTCGGCAGGCATAGGTATCGTGAATGAAACGCGGCGACCAAATCGGGTCAATGGTCTCCACAAGTGCGTGCTGAACTATCCTGTCCTTTATCGGAAGTGCGGAAATGTCCCGCTCCTTTGGCTCGAACACCTTGAAGTTCCGGTATGGTCCGGTGCGGTAAGTCTTCCACAGAAGGCTGTTCTGAATGTCTATCAGGTTTGATTCCAGATCGGCTTCAAAGCGTATGACATCAAGCTGGTGTCTACGCCCCTTCACGACCCGACCATATGCTCGGTGAAGCGCCTCGAATGTTGTGAACTGCTCGAACAGGCCGGTGTAGGTTTTTGCCATTTACGTTTTCCGTGAGCGACCGGGGCGAAGGTTCGCCGCCTAGGTTCGGATACTGTTCCACCCCGGTCTATTTAGATATTTCGGCACTTGGCCGAGGAGCGCGGGTCCTTTCGAGGGTGCGCTGGAAGCAGCCCCTTGGGGCTACAACTTCTGGCATTTCCCGAGAGCGGGCCGGAAGCCGATGTTCCCGTTCGCGTTAGAACGCGGGTTGTTCAGGTTGAGGGCGAACACGCCAGCATTACCGGCATTGTTCCAGTTGCCCCCGCGGATCGGCAGACGCTCAAGCCACATTACCTGCGCCCCCTTTCTGGAGGCTTTTGAACCAACCGCCAATCATGCGGCCAATTTCATCAAGATGGCGGCTCCATACCTCATAGCTTTTAAACGAAAGGTAGCCGATCTTTTGCGCCATCCGGATTTGGCTGCGCAGCAAATCAAGTTCTGCGTCCAAATCCTGCATTGTGGTCTTTTTGAAGTACCGCTTATTGCAGATGATGATTAACCGAAGGAGCGCCCACATCGTGTTCCGGATTTCCTGGCTCAAAACGTGACGTTCTGATTTCGGAAATTGCCGCAACACGACATAGCCGTATGTAATCATGTCTTCGCACTTGCGGCGGATCTTTAAGTCTTCCATCGCAAACCCCTTCGGCGGTCAAAAGCAAGGCACGGGCTATCGCCCGTACCCAACAGAAATCAGGTGGTCCGATTTCAGATTACGAAAGCGGGCCGGAAGCCGAGGATCCCGCTCGCGTAAGAACGCGGGCTGTACAGGTTGAGGGCGACCACGCCAGCATTACCGGCATCGTACCAGTGGCCCCCGCGGAGCGGCAGACGCTCGCCCTCGTTGCGCATGTAGAAATTCCCGCGATCGATCGTCGTGTCATGCGGGAACAGCCCCAGAAGCTTCAGCATTTCCGGCACCGTTACGCCTGCCGCCGCAGCGACATCCTTGTACATGGCCGATGCGGACGTGGTTCCGTCCGACTGGCTGGTGACGGAGGTATCGAGCTGTGGGCTTCCTGCACCATCGACACCGGTCGCATTCCACTTAAGGCTGCCAGCCGTTCCCGGCGCAACCAGTGTGCCATTTGGCATGACCGCTTTCCAGAGGGTACTTCCGGATGAGTGATCCGCGTCGGTTGCCGCGGCATTGTTGTCGGGGATGATCTGGATCTCGCCATCTACCAGGCGCAGGCCGCGCTGCCACTCCCAAACATTGCCGGTCAGGTCCGCAATGCCCGCTTGGGTATTGTCGTGGAACCAGCTGGCCGGGCCGGAGCCTGTCAGTGTTCGGGCCGTTCCGCTGGAAACCCCGGGTGCACTGCCATCCTGCCGCCGTCCAGTTTCATAGGTCTGCACGTGATCACGGCCGTATTGCGTGTTCCCGCGCGGCATAAACCCATTTTTCCAGCACCACAGCGCCACGGCCGACCATTCGGCGTTCGTCATCATGTGCCAGCCAGGACCTTTTGCCGTGCACCGCGAGTCCGCCGTGTCGAAATTGATGCCGGTCGATGGATCATGACCCGGAAGAGAAAGGGCGTGATTGTCGTGGATGTGGGCCAGAAACTTTCCGATAAAGATTTCCGATTTCGGTACACCGTTGACGACGAATGCCGGGTGCGTTCCGGAACCCAGCGCCGGGTCAATATCCTCGATATTGAAGCGCGGGATGATGCACATCACCGAAGGATAGCCCTTTGCATCATACAAGACGGTATTGACGCCACCGGATGCCGCCTCGACGGACTGGCGCAGCGCGTCGGGCGTAGAAATTGTGATGGCCATTTTGGTTACTCCTCTTTTTCGGATTCTGCATGGGCCATCGCGATTGACCACAGCTGAAGGGTTACGGCGGCGACCTGACACGGTTGTGCGACTGGTATGATCTGAACGACCTCTTCGCCGTCGATGATTTCATCCACCTCTTCATTGGCGTAGCGCCGGGGCGGGATGATAATCACAGCGGCGTAATTGTGCCCATCTTCGGAAAGAGTCCCATCATCCCCAGCAAAGACGCTGATGACCCGTTCAACGTCTTCTTGTTCTTCGTCCAGATCCAAAACGACGCTTTCGCCGATAGTCAGGATGCTGCCATCCAAGGTGTATGCGACCTTATGGCCTTCATTCATATGCGTGACGTTCACTTGGTCACCCCCTTTACTGATAGTTCGGATTAAGCACAGTCCAGCGCAGGCGCACATTATCCGCGCTGCCGGACTGGCGAACCTTGAAACCGTTGTTGGCCTTGTCATAGATGTCGAGGTGCCCAACGGCAGCGATGTCGGTTGCATCTTCTATTTCGACCTGAACGCCGTAGTCGGCAGACGGGAGGGAATCGGAAAAGCCGATGCTCGCGAAAGGCTCTATGACCGATGTCCATGCGCTTTCCGGCTGGATGACACGCAAATCCACCAGCGTCACGGCATCTAGGTTGCTTGCTGTATCGCCAGCTGGGATGTCGATGCGGTAAAGTGGAAGCGCTATATCAGGAACTTCGCTTCCGATCTGAACACTGTATTCTGCGCCGTCTTTCAGGAGATATGCGTAATATTGCACCGGGTCAGCGGTTTCGTTTGTCGGGACGGACACGTGATAGTCATCATCTACGAGGGCCACGATAAGACCGTCCAGCTTTGCCTTCGAAAGCCCGGAGGCAACCGTGCCGGTTTGCGACAGGTGTAGCGTCCTTACTTCGCTTTTTGAAAGCTGCATGCCCGAAATGACGTACTTGTTTTTGATGAGAATAGTGCCCTGAGCAAGAACACGGCGGCGAAGCACATCCATCTGGCGCAACAGCACTCCGCCCAAGTTCATCGCCTGCTGAACACCCGCAGCCATGTCTACCTGATCATCCGGCCCATACTGATCCATCGCATCAAGCCGGCCGCCAAGGCGCTCGAACTCCCCACGCGCCTCGGCAAGTTCGTCATCCGGTGCCTCGACAATGACCAGCCCATCCGCAACACGGGTGAAGCTAAGGATATGATCTACAAGATAGCTGATCGCGCCGGTCTGGCGTGGTTCAACATCATTCCCGGCCCAGATGGCGATAAGATCGCCATCTGCGTCAAAAAAGCCCATCTCGCGTACAAAGAATGTGGGTGTTTCAGGCCCAAATTCAGCCCGGACGCGCCATGCGTTCCCACCCTCAATGTGGCGCGTCGCGATAGGCTGGCGCGCCAGCTCACGGCGAAGTCCGGTTGCTGCATGGCCGGGGTCATAGTTGGATCCGTTTCCGTCACCGATGGCGATGTGCGTGATGGCGACGGCAGAGCTGGTGCCTGCTGCTGCGGTAATCTTTGACTCCGCGATATCAGTTAGAAGCGTTGTCGGCATTTGCTTTATGCCCTCCTTTGGATGTCATGGAATTCGCTGCTTCGGGTAACCGCCCGAGCAGCGGGCTGCATAGTCAGGCCAGCCGATGATTGCGCGGCCCTCGGGGCGGGGCGGGCCGACCACGAGTTTCGAACTGCGGTGATGATTTCTGTTCGTGCGACCATTGCCGCTTCCGCACCAACCTCAGGAGGAAGCGCATCAATTTCACCTTGAGCCCGGCGCGCCACCATACTGGCCGTGCGTACTGCCAAATCCGGACCGCATATCTCTGGGCGCGGATCAGCGTCAGTGGCTCCGTCTTGCCTTTGGGACTGTCCCGAGCAACTCCGAACATAGGTCGCAGTCTGAAACTTTTCGCCCAGCCGAAATACCAGCTTCCGCGACACCGGCGTGACACGTAGCAGGGCGGCATTCATGTCCGCAACCATCCGGTTGTTCAGGGTGTTTTCATCATCACCGTAAAGCGACCGCCCAGCATAAGCGGTAACGCGGAAGCTACCCGGCTCAAGTCCATCCTGAATGCCGTCCTGCTCGAACCATTCAAGAAGTTCCGTGTCAACGTCGAATACCGCAAGGATCAATTTGATAGCGTGCGGTGTACCCTTTAAGAGATGAACTTCTACACTTGCGGCGACCACATTTCTTTTTACATCGTCCGGCCAGTCAAAATCCCAAACATCTACCGACTCTTCCCACGCCAAGTGGTCTAGCAGCCGAGCATCGACTATCTGCGGGTTCTTGGAAATCATCTCGATCGGAAGGCTGAACAGCCGCTCCTCCAGCAAGTCGAAAGCCTTGGCCAGGTCCGTCGCCGTGGGCGGCAATTGCGTGCCACTCAGATCAGACATCGCGCCAGCCCCCGGTGATCGATTGCAGCGTCAGCGTGATGCCGGTGCAATGTGGCGCGTCGAATGGCCCGATGTCCAGGTCAGACGCAGGCGATATCAATTCCACATCGACCACCCCCTGCACGCTCAACGCCGCTGCGATGGAGGTGCGGTAGAGCTTGCGGCCGATGCGGATGCGACCATTCACGAAGGCCTCCACCGCCGCCTGCGCCGACGCCTGGACAGCGGACGCGGTTTCGGGCGTGGTGACGTGCAATACTGCCTCGATCGCGTAGGGCACCGGCTGTGCCGAAACCACGGTCAGCTTGTCAGCTACCGGGCGGCGCTTGTCTGCCGTGCAGTGCTCAAACACCGCGTCCAGAAGGGCCGCATCAGCTGTGCCATCCCCTTCGCTAGACAGGATGACCATTTTCGGTTCCGCTGGCGGGATGGCCGGATCCAACCCGTGGTTCGGACCGTAAACCGCAACATCGACTATGCGGTCATCTGCATCCAGCGCCCAGTAGACATATGACCCTTCGGTGCCATGCGGAGACCAGGCCTCGATGACCAGCTGGATTCTGGCTCGAAAGGCATCGTCACTTTCAAGCACCGGGTTGTCTGGGTCGCTGTCATCCAGAACCCAGCGCACCACGCCGCGATTCGCCGCGATCTGGTCAAGGTCATCGCCCCGCGCCGTGGATAGGAACACCGACCGCACCGCTTCATTGATGCGGTTTTCAAGGTAGAGTTCCCGCGCAGCCGCCGCTTCGTTCAGATACCGCGCCGGACTGGCCGCGATGTTGCGGGCGAGCGCCATGATCTCGGCCACCTTTGGCGCATCGAATACTTCGGACAGATGCGCCTCCAGCTCGACCAGGCGCGCTTCCAGAATGGCGTCATAGTCGAGAACGCCAATCGCGGTCGGGTCCGGCAGCGATGTCAGGTCCAGCGCAGCAAAGCGGCTCATTCGGCAAGGCTCCAGTTATCCACCCGATCACGCATGACCCGGATGGTTTGGGTTTCATCATCGACTGTGGCCAGGTTGCCCATGTGGGCGTTCGGGCGGTGGTTGCCGATCATGGTCATGGTAATGACCCCGGTCGCCGCGCCTTCAACCTGCACGTCAGTCAGTTCAAAGCGCGGCTCCCAGCGTTCCAGCGCTTCGGCCACGGCCACGTAAAGCGCCAGGACGCCGGATTCGTTCATCGGCGCATCGACCAACGCCGGGACTTCCGACCCGAATTCACGCCGGAAGACGCGGGTATTCAGCCGCGTGGAAAGGATGGTCTGGACGCTCTGCACCACATGCGACCACCCCTCCACCGTGCCCCCGGTATCGTGGTTCAGATCCATCCTATCAGGCGTCCGGCTTTTCAGCCTTGGCAGCAGGCTTTTCCGCAACCGGCTTGGGCTTTGAAGCCTCCTTTGCGCCGCCCAGCTTCAGGCCCGAGCCATAGGGCGGCAGGTAGTATTTCGCCGCGCGCGGCGTCAGGGTGACGATCTCGCCAACCGCGCGATGCACACCGCCGATCTCACGGGCCTTGATCACCTCGTACTCCGCCGTGGCGGGTTTCGTGTTGCTCATTTCGATACTCCTCTAAATATGGGCGTCAGCCGCCCGCGAAAACATTTCCAGACCCGCTGCTGGGGTGGCCACAACTCGCAACATCCCCTTGCCGGCACAGCGCGATCCCTTCGGCAAACACCGTACCGCTGGCCGAGGCCATCACCGGCGCTGCATGCGGCGGCAATCCATGCCCCGCCACCGCGCAGCCTAGCACCCCGACCGGAGATCCGTTCACGATCACCGAAGGCGCAAGAACGCCGATCAGTGTTCCACCGGCGGCATCCTGCCCTGTTCTCGCCACGCCAGGCATCAGTTCAGGTCCACACGCGGCGCTCGCAGGACAATGCCGCCATCCGTCATCGTGATCGTGCTGGCCCCGACCTTCAAAACCATGCTCGCGCCGCCGGCACTGAGGATCACGCTGGCCGCCCCGACCGAGGCCATGACATATTCGTCACCAGCCCCGGAAGGCCGGCCATTGGCATCCGAATTCAGGCTGCCCTGGATGCTGGCATCATGTAGGTCGCCAGATTCCGAGTAGATTTTGACCTGTTGCCCCACCGATGGCGGATTGTGCGTCTTGTTCGATCCCGCTGCCGGTTCTTCCCATGGGATCCAGCCGGTCAGGAATGGCTGGTCACCCTCCTGTAACCGAACCCGCGCGATACCATTGCCGGCATCCACCTCGGTCACCACCCCGGTGCGCGACTGCGACCGGATGCGGCGCTCCAATTCGCTTACCCGGCGGCGCAGGTCATCGATGATTTCCGGCAGGCCCGCCATCAGACCGGCACCGCGTCATTGATCGCATCCGTCACCACCACGTCGCGCGGCACACCGCCGAAGGTATAGAGGCGCAGCGCCTGCGCATCGCGCGTGGTCATTCCCGTCAGCCGCTCGAATTCGGCATAGGGGCCAGATGCAGCGTCCCCGATCAATTGCCGGAACAGCGCCAGCTGTGGCACGTCATGATCCTCCATCAGCACCATGAAGCGCGGCCAAGGCCCGCCTTCGGCCAATGGCTGGCCCAACCGCGGATCTGCGAAGACCTCGACCGTCAGCTTGGTCTGCCCCGCAGCAAGCCGCACGTTTTCCGCCGCACTACTGGACCGCACGTGCTCCTTGGCCACGTAGGCCCGCACGAAATCCCCGAAGACCTGCGCCCACGGGTTGTCCGGGTCCGTCAGCACCCGGCCAATCTGCACATCCAGAACATCCAGAACTGCTTCGAAATGCGCATCTGTAGCGGGAAACCCCTCAACAATGCTGGCCTCACCGGTGGCCTTGTCGGTTTGTGCCATGGTCAGAGACACCCCGCAGTTGAACATGATGTCGACCGTTCCGTTTGACCGCAGCCCGGTCTGCCCCATATCCTGTACCTTGGCCGCATCGGTATAGACCGCGATGAAGGGGCGCTGCTGATCGCTGCGCAGCTGTCCGTCTGCCGTCTGGTCGATGGCGGAAATCTGGCTGTCCAGCACGTTGTCACCAACCAGCGTGCCGCCGGCCTTCAGCGCCTGGACTGCAGCAATCCGCAGGGCCATCATGGTCAAAGACATCAGTTCGCATCCCCAAGTTCGCAGATCAGCCGAAGATGCGACCGGTCATCGACCGATTGCACCTCGAACACCGGCTGGCCTACGCGCTCCAGCGCCACCACCTTGTCGCCCTTGCGGACAACCAGCGCGGCATTCTCCGCGCGATTGATACGCAGGTAACCGCCATCCGCCGTGACACCGGCGCGGGCATTATTGCCGCGTCCGAAGTTCATCCGCTCCGCATCGCGGTCGCCCGTGCGCAGGACAGCGGTGAATTCCACCGCGTCCCGGCCCGGATCTTTCTTACCATCGGACAGCGGAAGATGGCGAATGGCTTCAGACCACACGTCATCCACTTCGGCCACCAGGTCTTCGCGCAGACTGCGGTCCATCAGGAGGCAGGCTGCAGCGCGGCCAGCTCGGTGACCGCTTCATCCAGCTGTTCGGACAGTTCGGACCAGCCGTCATCGCCTTCCGACATGTCCGACATCTTGTCGTTCAGGTCATCGACCCGCGCCTGTGCCGCGTCCAGCTTGGCGGCAGCTTCGGCTGCGGCATCTTCCTCGGGAGACGGACTGCCGCCGACCTTCTTCGGTGCGGATTTCTTCGGTGCTTTGCAGAAATCAGCAAAGCGATCATGCACCACGTGATCGGCATAGGAGGCCGGCAGCAGGACGGGTTCACCGACCTGCATCTTCTGGTCGACCTCTTCGCCCATCACTTCTGCGGGCACGGTAGCGTTGGTGCGGAAGGCCACCCACTTTTTCTTCGGCTGTGCCATGTCTCTCTCCTTCACAGGCTGAATACCGAAGCGCCTCGCCGGCGCTTGGGGATGCAGCCGAAGGCCCGGCAGTTTCCCGCCGGGCCTTGCTTCACTGCCCTGCTGTTCCGGTGTCAGGCGACCGTCAGCCGGCGCAGCGCCGCGGGGCGGGCGCACAGGTTGATGACGTTCATCTGCGCGTCCAGGTGACGGCCCTTGCCATTGGGCATCGCGTACTGCCGGGCATAGCGCGGCAGGCCGATGGTGTTCACGGTATCTTCATAGTCCGCTGGGCCGAACCGGGTCATGTACATCTCCGGAACGCCGACCGGGAACACGCGGGCTTCGTCATCCGCGATATAGGCGGCATCACCGTTGGCAGCCTTCGCCTTCTTGCCGGTGCGATAGCGCTCCCAGACCACCCCGCCGAATTCGAACTTGTCCGGGATGCCCTCGCGCAGCACGCTGGCCCCGCTGTGGTTCAGGAAGGTCTCGCGCACCGCCTTCTGGCCCCAGAGGTAGGAATGGAAGTCACGGCCACACATGGCGTGGATTCCCGCATAGCCTTCATCCAGCGCGTCTTCGATCGCATAGACCACATCACCCTTGATCAGCTTGTCGAGCCCCGAAACGTCGCCGGCCCCGATGCCAAGCGCCTTGGAGGCCGGAACCGCAATGCTGAACCGGTCATAGAGGTTGTGCAGCACCTTGCCCGACTTCGACACGATCAGCCCCTTGATGGCGCCGATGCGGTAATGCTCCAGCGTATTGTCCATCGCCCGCGCATGGCGGACCTGCTTGGAATCGATGCGCGACTGGATGGTTTCCAGCATGTCATCGCTGCCCAGCTGCCGAACGCCCTGGATCTCGTCCGCAAGGATCGCGTCATTGATCTCGAAGTGATCCATGTTGAACGGGATCTTGGTCCGGGTGCTGTCGCCAACCGTCGCGCCCGGCCCGCCACGCGGGGTCGGTTCGATCAGGTTCAGCGCGCTGTTCTCTTCCTCGACCTCGATGGTGGTGACGGACACGCCGTCTTCCTCGAAGATCCCCAGCGCGCCGATCTGTCCGGGCACGAAAGGCTGGTCATTGATCGCCGCCGTAAGGGCGATGACGCTGAACTGCGGGTCATTGAATTGTTCCATGGGTGCCTCCTTAGCGCACGCGGATGCCGACAGCGTTCAGCTGCGCCACCTTGGCATCGGTCTTGGTTTGGTCATCCACCGAGGCGTCGAACGACAGCATCGGCTGCTTGGCTTCTGCATCGCGATCGATCACGGTGACTTCCACCGCCTGGTCGGTCGCATCGACACCGTAAGCCAGCACGGCCACGGCAGTCTCCGCGCCCTCTTTGCCGACCACCTCGGCATTGGGCGACGGGATGTATTCGCCCGATGCGGTCACCTTGCCCAATACCGTGCCGGCGGCGAGCTTTCCCTCGCCGTTAGGGATGGTGACGATGCTGCGCGAACGGCGACCTGCGGCTTCAGACAGCAGGAACGCCAGGTTGCGGGTCTGCATGGTTGCGTTTTCCATGGCTTATGCCTCCTTTCCGGCACGGCGGGCGGCATAGATGCCACCGGTGTTGATTGCGGCCTTCGGCTTGGCCGAGGTGCCCGGCGCGGGCTGCGCGAGGTCCGCAGCGGCGCTGCGGCTGGCCTGGTACTTGGCCGGGTCCGGTGCGGCATCGTCTTTGGCCTGCGGTGCATCGCTCGCGGCCACCTTCAGCGCCGCGATCGCGTCTGCGGCGGGCATGTCGGTGTCGAAGGCCAGATGCTTCGCAAGGGCCTCACGGCCCTGCGCGGCATCGTCTTCGGTGATAGCCTTGATGCGGGCCTTCACATCCGCCGCGCTGGCGGCGGTGGTGTTGCCGGTCGCGGGGCCGCTGGCCGGGGTGGCGGGGGTCTTGTCCGCCGCTTCAGGTTTGGGCGCCATGGTCGGTGTCTCCTTTTGATGGGCTTTGGGTTGTACGGCGGACGCCGTGGGTCGGAAGAAACTCTCGATCCGCCAGCCCTCCTGTTTCGCCTGTGCCGTCAGACGCTTCGGGGCGTGCGAATAGATCTGATAGGGGAAAGCGGCGACATCGGTCGCGGCGGTGTCGTCGGTTGCCGTTGCGTATCCGCGTGCAACAGCTTCTTCGCCGTTCAACCAAATTTCCGCCTTCATATCGGAACGAATAGCGGCCGGGTCTTCGCCGGACTGTTCCGCATAAATGCCCACCATGCTGTTGGCGTGATGGTTAAGCCGGGTAACAGCCTGCTCATGGTCTGCTGCCGTGCCGAAAGTGACGCCAGAAGGGTCATGGATCATCATGTCAGCGCCGCGCCGCATTACGATGTCATCGCCAGCCATCGCAATAATCGACGCTGCGCTGGCGGCAATCGCATCCACCTCAACTATTACTCGGCCCTTGTGCCGTGCCAGCGCATTGTAAATCGCGATGCCCTCATGGCTGAAACCACCACCGGAATTGATGCGCACGGTCACGTCCGCATCCGCTCCGATTTCAGCCAACGCATCCAGAACTTGGGTCGAAGTGAACCCTTCATCCCAAAAGTCATCGCCGACGAACCCGTAAAGCACGAGTTCGCCATCCACTAAGATGGGCATGTCAGTCTCCTTGTCGAACTGGGTCCGGGGGTCATCAGCGCCCTTGTCGCCTCGCCCCGGCTTGACGGGTTCATATGGTTACCGTTCGGGTCTCTGCGCGCCCCAAGGGGCACATCCGTCAGGTGAAGCTGAACCGCTTCGCATGTCTGGTGCGGGCCGTGCCGCCGGTCTTCCGGCGGCAGGCGTTTTCGTATTCCGCGATCAGCTGTTTCAGATCATCCAGACGCGCCAGCTGGAACGTCACCTCTTCACCGTCCATGCGCACGGTCTCCCGCATCTGGCCGGCGCTCAAACGGATCCGGACCTTACGCAGCGCATCGGCCATCGCGCAGGGATCATCCATCTGCACGACATCCTGGCCAACCTTCATCGTGCTCATGGCGCAGGCTCCGTCTCGATGACGGGCTGCACGGTTCTGGACGCATAGGGCGACTCCATCCCCGCATCGACATAGCGTTGGTGTTCCCGCTGGCGCTGTTCAAACAGAGCGTCAGGGTCCACCCCGAGATCGCCCGTCTCATTAGCGATGGAACTGGTGCCATTCTGCATCCGTTCCGTCGATGCCCGGGCCGACTTGTAATCATCCGCCGTGGGCTTCGCCGGGCCCTGCCAGTTCGCGGCGCTCACCCGGTCTCGGTTGGCGCGGAAGGCGCGGTATCCGCCCTTGAACGGGATCCGCCCCTCGCCCACCTCTTCGTCCAGCCAGTTGCCATAGACCATCTGGCACATCGGGGCCGCGATCCGTTCACGCCGCCGCATGACAACAGCCCAGATCGAGGCGTTCTCCATGCGCACGCTGGAATAGGTCGCTGCGGTGTGGTCCATGGTCAGCCCGCCATAGGTGATACCGATGGTGCGGGCCATGTCGCGCGCCAGGCTATTCGAGAACGGCAGGAAATCCTGCCCCGGAATTTTCGCGGTCTCCATGCCCAGCCGCTCACCCGGCCCCAGGTGCGACACCTGCGGGTCAGCCCCGACAGAAATCCGGCTTTCCGCAGCGCGGTCCAGCTGCGACCCGAGGAAGTCCAGATATTCCTGCGCGTACCCCGTTCCGCCTTCACTTTCCTTCAGAACCTCCAACGCCTCATAGGCGTCCTGGCTTGGCGCTTCAGATGTCAGCGTGATGGCGAATACCGTTTGCAGAATGGCCATCTGAAGCGTGGCATCGTCCAGCATTTCCGCCTGGATATGCTTGCGGAACGCCGGGGCCAATAGAGAAATCCCGCGAACATCCGTGGCGTCCATCGGGTCAAAGACGTGCATGACCAGCGGGCGACCATCGACATCGAAAGCGGCATAGTCTCGCTTCGACTTCACGCCGCCGGAAACTGTTTCGAACCGATAGGACACCGGACGGCCCTTGCCGTCGTGACGCACGCCCTGAAACAGCCCCTCCAGCGGACTGGTGTCCTGCACCAACCGAGGCGGCGGCACTAGGCACAGCTTGGTGCCACTGGTGATACCATAGCTGCTGCGCTCGCCTGCAGTGAAGAAATCGAAGACGCCCGAAGCCTCACCATAGGCGATATGCCAGCGCAACCCGATGTCTACCATCTGCGCCCCGGTCAGCTTGCCGCGCATGTCGCATTCACGGGCATTGTGCCAGTAGGCCCGCCAGCGTTTTTTCAGTAACCGGATCCAGTCCGCCTTTTCCTTGTCGTCATACCCCAAGCCCGACAGGTCAGGATCCGGCGTCAGGGTCAGCCCGACCCCCACGGTATCGGCCAGAACCTGGTCGGTCGCCCCTTTCAGGCGCCCACTGTTCTGGATCAGGTCCATTGCCAGGCCGGCGGCGCGCGACCAGGAACGGCGCACGTCATCGCGGTGACTGGTCAGCGGGGCCACCCGCGATGCGATGACACCGCTCTTGGTGTCGCGCATATAGCGGGCAGTCGGACGCGAAGACCTGCCAGCCGCCATCAAGGGCGTTCCGTCTGGTTTGATTAGTCCGCTCATCGCGTCCTGTTTCTCCACTTCGACCGCGCACGCTCTTTGGCCTGCATATCAGTTTTATCCTCGTCAGGCGGCACGACGATCGGCTGGTCCGCCTGCGGCCTCGCCGCCATCAACAGGTCTTCGAAATCGCCCTGCAAGTCTTCCGGAGGGCATTCCCGTTCGGCCATGATCCGATCCCATTCGCTATCCGGCAGGCCGCGCACCCCAAGGCGGATCGCTGCCGCTTCGGCCTGCAGGTGGGTGTCCAGCCCCTCGTTCGCCTGGTTCGGGTCTTTCACCCACAGATACCTGGTGAAGCCAGATTTCGCCTTTTGCGCCTTGCGGCTTTCCGCAGTCAGCTGGCGAAAGAACTCATCTTCCAACCCCTTCGGCAGGGCGATGAACCCGCGCTCTTCCAGATCCGTCTTCTTCAGGTTCCGGTAGAGCCCCATCTTCAGAACCGAAGATGCGAAATTGAAGAATCGCTTCGAATATCGAACGATCTTGCCGCGCCGGTTGCGTTCCTTCTTCACCTGCGCCAGCAGCGGGGCGCTTTCCGGATGCACACCGCGCACCATGATGACCCGGCTTGCTGGGTGCTTTCGCGCCCAATCCCACACATCTTCGGTGTAGGCGTTGCCGTCGATGGCCAGCAGGTCGATCTCGATCTTCCGGCCATAGGCGTTCCTGAACCCCTGACGCAGCAGACCGTTCAGCTTGGTCTGGCACTGCTCCTCGGAAATATGCCCGTTAAACACGCCATACTCGACCACCGCGCGGCGCTTGTTCTGGCCCCAGGCGACCACCTGCCATTCCACCCGGTCACCCTGGCAGTCGACGCCGCAGGTCAGCAGCGGGAAGCCCGCCGGGATGGTGCCGTGGGGATAATCCGATTCCGATGCCCGATCGCGGATGTCTTCCCATGGCGGCGCTTCACCCAGAACGCGGTAGGCTTTGCCCACTACGTCATTCCAGAATGTCTGCTCCTTCGGTGGATCGCCCTTCGCCGTCAGCCACGACCGCGCGATCCGCTCAAAGGATTGCAGCAGAGAATAGGCCGACCAGATATAGAACGACCGGTGCACCCTCTTCATTTTCGGGTTCGCGGCAATCCACTTCGCTCCCCGCAGTATCTTCGGGCGATGGTGTTCCTCGATCGCCGCCCCGCAGCTTTCGCAGGTGAAATGCGCCCGCTCCGGATGATCTTCATCCAGACTGACCAGCATGTTTTCCCACTCCAACACCTGCATGTGGCCGCATTCATCGTGCGGGCATGGCACGTACAGGAACTCCTGGCTTCCGGCCTCGAAATTCTTGGTGATGCGGCACCCCGGAACAACCATTGGTGTCGAAATCTTGAATATCTTGGCGAACTCATACCCTTGACTGCGGCTGTCCGCCTGCGTCTCTGGGTCGCCCGCGCTGTTCATGTCCCACTTGGCTAGGTCATCCTGAACCTGCTTGGACATCGATACCTGGCTGAGTGATGCGGGCGAGTTCGCGCCTGAAATCTGGATGGCCCCGCGACCGTCGCGGCGCTCCTTGTAGAATACTGAATCCTGACCGTCGCGGGCCTTCATCGGGAAAATCTTGCGCAGCGCCGTGGTTCCTTTCAGCATCGGGGCCAGCTTCATCTTCGACCATCGCCGCGCGTTTTCGTCGGTCGGGTGGACATAGAGGAAATCGCTTGGGTCCATGTCCATAGACCCTCCGGTGAATATATTGGCCAGCACCGTGCCACCCAGCTGCGCCGACTTCGACAAGGTGACAACCCGACACGGATCATCCGGCGACAGCGCCCGCAGTATCTCGTCAAAATAGCTGAAGCGCTCGCGGTTGTATGGCCCCGGCAGCGGGCTTTCCCGCGCCGAGAACACGATGTTCTCTTCCGCCCACGTCAGGTAATCGACCGGCGGTGGCGGGTCGATGACATCCGCCAGGACATCGTGCGCCATCCATTCTGCGCTTGTGATAGCAACATCCAGCATCAGGCATCCAGTTCAACCGAGGTCGTCAGTTCCTTTTTTGCGCCATCCGCACGGGCGCGTTCCTTCATCGCGGCCGTCTTGCGAACTTTCTTGAATTCTGCCCGCAGCAGGTGCAGCACATCCCGCTGCGGTACGTCGAACTTTGCGGCCATCGCCGCGGCAAAATCCGGCAGGGCCCCCTCGAAGATCTGCAGCATCATCCCTGAGATGCGGGCCATCTGGTCCCGCGCGTCATCGGCGGACATCAGCATGCCCTGCCGCAGCGCTTCATCTGACGCCTGGATCCGGTTGCGCCGCAGCTGCTCTTCCAGCTTTGCCCGCTTCAGCTGGTCTTCGACCGTATCTGGCTTTGGTGCGATCGGCTCCGACGATGCGGCCGGAATTGGTTCGCCCGGGGGCGCATCCTGCATCTGCAGGCTTGGCTGTTCCTTCGGAACCGGTTCCCTCGACGCGGCCACAGCCGGCTTCGCGTCAGCCCCCGTGGTTCTGGTCGCGATACCGTTACCCATGGACTGGCCGACATCGCGATTTCGACGCACCTGGTCGACCGCGACGCGGAATATCACCTTTCCCGTTTTTCCCGGCCTGGTGAATGCATCGTCGCGCAGGATGTCCTTCGACTTCCATTGGCTGACCGCCGCGCGGCTGACACCCATTTCGCGCGCAAATTCCGCCTGCGACATTTCCTGATGTGCAGCTTGCATGCCTGACCCATTCAGTCCAATGCCGGTCGGGCACGTATGTTAAGCCCCCAGCGTTAAGCTAAACCACTGTTTGTTAAGGCTTTTCAAAACCCGTCTGACTGCCGAACCCCCGGGCTGCCCCCGCACCGCGTGCTATAAGGGCGGGGTACGGTCCCTTTTTTCCACAGTCGGTCAAAGGCCCAGAAGACGGCTGATCTCGTGGTCCAGACGTACTGGCAGGTTCCGTTCAACGCTGCGCTCAAAGGCGTCTGCCGTTGCGCCGCTCACCATCTCTTCCGGGATCAGGACACCAGACCGGACATGCTTCAGGTGGTAGCGAAACTCACTGAGGCGGTCCAAGACATGCCCACCGAAGGCTGTCAGATCCACGCGTCGTGGGAATGCGCCGCCCCGAAAGAACGTCCGGGGGAACAGGACGCGACCGCGTTCCGTCCCAAGATAGGCAACCACCCCAGCGCGGGTCTCGCGCTTTTTGAAGTATTTCACCCGAATGTCTCCGCCGCCCGCTGAAATCACATACGTCGGATCTGACCACGTTGCCCGTTTTGTATCTGGTCCATTCTTGATGGCCTTGCGGATAACCTGCTGTGGTAGTCCAGTCTGTTTCGACAGGGTCTTGATCACCTGCGTTCGCGCCATGTCACCAGTGCGGTTGATGGCGCGGTTCACGGCCTTCGGGGCCTCTGCCCCAAGTGCCCCCAGCATGTTCTCGAACTTCTGCAGGCCCTTCACATTGACTTCGCCGACGCTGAACATCGCTTGCCCCTTTGCCCCATGGGCGCTGCACACATGAAAAAGGCCAGCCGCGACGACTGCGCGACCGGCCCTCAAACGATGGACTTGGGAAAGGTCAGATGCGCTTCATCGCCGCCTCCATTGCTGGGGTTCACGTTCAGATACCCATGCTGGGGTTCACGTTCAGATACCCATCAGACATGAAAAAGGCCCGCGCTTTGCAGCCGGGCCATTGTCTTCCATTGCAGCAGCAGTGTCACAGGCGGCGGCGCTTTCGCGTGGTTGCCCAGACTTGACGGTATACAGTCGAAATCGGGTGCAATACATGCGACTTCGACCGCCCGGAACCATGGCATGTATCTTTCAACAGTGGCCACCGAACCTTCGTCTGATTCCCACTGTTAAGGGAATATGCGGTATTCCGTCAACCCCCCTTAACAATATTGGGTATCTGTTAACTCATAACCGCCAACCATTGGTTCCACCTAGATCTGGCCGCGCTTTCGGTGTCCGACCCGACCGCCGCGCGCCGCCCGCAGTTGCCGCAGGTGATGCAGAACCCGTCAACGTCCGGCACGACAGTGGCCATTCGGTGACCGCAGATGCATGCCGACAACCCCGGATCGAACGCGCCTCCTCCGTCCGCATCGATCGGCATCGCCACATCGCCGACGCGATCGCCATCGCGGTCTGGCAATTTGTCTGCCTGGATCTCCAGCGGGGTTTCTCGCCCGAAGATGTCGATGACGCCCCGAACCGATTTGGCCGTGGCATCGACAACGGTGAACTTGAAATCCTCGAACGGGCCGTCCGGAACCCTGAAGACATCACCGGCGACATGGGCCTGGGCGGACTTGGCCATGCGATGGCATTCTGGCGACAGATGCCCACCGCCCCACTGCCGCATCAGGCGCATCATCCGGGCGGACGAAATCCGGACAGGATGCCCCCCAGTTCCCATGACACCGGTGACCACGTCTAACTCCATCAGGACATGCCAGCGGCTTTCAAATGCTGGCCATCCGACGAATAGCCAATCCGCCAGCAGCGGCTGCGACACGAACACCTTGTCTGGGCCAAAGCGGTTCTTGCGCCGCAGCACTTTCTTGACCGGAAGGAACACCTCGAACCCGGCGCGGCGCAGGATGTGCTCTGGAAGGAATACCCGGTCTCCAGTGCCATCAACCCGGCGCTTGCGGATACGTCCCGCCCTGTCGCGATAGGCTTCGAACTTGCCGCCGACCGTGACCTTTCGGATACCGCCCGCCTGCTTGCGCTTCACCCTGACAGCGAACCACTGCATGTCCTGCGCTATGATCGTTCCCATCATCATGCCTGTTCCCCCTGCGATGCCAGATCCGCGATCCGCTGACATTTCTCAACTACCTCCAGCCTCCGGTCGCGCCACTGCCGGTCGCTCGCAGGAACCTCTCCATCGCGCGCCAGCTTAGCCTCGACATCGCGCAGATGCCGCACCGGAGAGGCGGCCTGTTCGCGGATCTGGCGCACCACGTAGGTTCCCGGCCAGCGCCGGGTCTGGCGCAGCGAGGCGAGCAGTTCCGGCGCCCAGCCTTCGTCCAGCGCATCCTGCCCGAGACGGTTGGCAAAGACCGCGCGGATCAGCGGGCTGCCGTCGTCAACCGGCGGCTGGATGCGCCCGGCGCGTTCGAGGATCACGTTGGCGATCGGGAAGCGATCCCTAGCCTTTCCGCCGGCCATCCCGGCAACCTCCTCCTCCAGCGCGCCGATGTTGAGATCGCTCATGTAGGCCAGCTTTGAACAAAGATCCTTCAGCATGTCGTCGAACATGTCCTTGGTCAGAGATCCCGGCTTGGCCAGCCCCCGCCGCAGCAGCGGCTCCACCAGCATCCGCCTGACACGTTTCTCGCCCTCAGCCTGTTCTGCGATATCCATCGTCCCTGCCCCTTTTCTCAGCTCAATCCAGCCGCCAGCCGCTCTTCCGGCGTCAGCAGCTCTGCGGTGATTACGTAATTCAGAACCCAGATCGGAAGCTCGGCGATGGCGTCAGAGCGCCCACCCCGGAAGGCCGCGACAGCCCGCTCAGCCTCGGCCACAACCATGGGATTTTTTGGCCGCTCAGACGCACCCTGCGACCCTTTATGGTTCTTATATGGTTTATCCTTTATATAGGGGGGTGCAGATTTGCCCCCTTTTCGGTGCAGATCTGCACCCATAACGGAACCGCTTGTCGGTGCATTCCTGCCCCCTTTTCGGGGTGCAGATTTGCCCCCTTTTAGGCGCACGATTTTTGCCCGCGTCAGGAAGCCATATCCGTTGCTGATGCCGCGACCGATACCCTGCTCGCGCACGATCCAGCGCGCCTTGACAAGCTGCCCGATCGCCCGCTTCACGGTATCCTCGGAACATCCGATCACATCCGCTATTTCCCACATCGGAGGGTCGCAGCGCATGGTCTTGTGGTTGGCGAAATCCAGCACCAGCACATGCGCCACAAGCCGCGCCATGGGGTTGAGCCCTTCATCGCGACGAACGCTCTCCAGCCATCCCCAGCGCTGGCGCTCCCAGTCGCTGGAAAGGATCACCCGACGCTCCGCAGGGGGAGTGAAGTCCATTTTTCGCGCAGCTTGTTCTGACACGTCTTTCCCCATTCTATCAGCAGCTTGCGATGCGTTTTTCATTCATTGCATCAAGGCGCACAGCGTCGGTGCGCTTGGCTTGATCCTGCTGCTCACGCAGGCGCATGGCTGCCGCCAAGATCCTCTGCTTGGCAAAGGTCGAATTGCGGGTGTAGGCCTGAGAGACATAGGATGAACCGAATCCAAGCGCCCGGCTGGCCACGGCCATAGATCTGAACCGCATGCCACCGATCACCACCGGTAGCGCTCGCGCCTGACCCCGCTCAGGCGCCAGCCCGACACGATCCATTTTTCCACGCGACAGCGCCTGATAGATCGCCCCAGTGGTGACGCCAAAATGATCCGCTGCGGCTTGCGCATTGGTGAATGTTTGGCCCCGAATGCGCACCGGCATGGCGTCATATCTGAGCCGCCTTTTACGGGCCCCAAGCCTATCGAGACGTCCGGCAGCAATCGCGCGGCGCACTGCACCAGGCGTCACACCCTCGCCCTGGGCGGCTGCGGCGACATCGGCATAAACCGTGCCTCGCACCACCAGATTGACATATACTGGCTGCCCCATCAGGACGCCCCTGCCCGCCATCGCAGCACCCGCAGCAGCGCCGCTTGATGGTCGAGATCACCGCGTGCGGTGTTGATATAGCACCAGCGCGTAATCACATCCTCGCGCCCCACCTCCAGCACCTCGGCCACACCAGGTGTACCATCTCCGCGCGCTAACCCCTCGGCCAAGGCCAGATCGCGCGCTGGCGTCCATGCCCCCTTTGGCAGCGTTTCGAGGTGATCCCAGATCGCCCGCTCTGCGCCGCTTACGGCAACATCACCACGATCAGGCACCGATGCAGCATCAGCCGCGGGCATTACCTCCTGCGCCACAGGTGCAGGCGCTGGGGCACGGCCCTGAATCGCTGCGCGCCGGGCCTTGATCTCGCCCTTTTTTCGGAAGGCTAGGTTCGCGATCTGCTTGTGATCGCGGCCCAACTCCTGCGCGATCTCATCCCGCCCGCGCCCGCGCGCCAGCATGTCAAGCACTCGCTCCCGGTCCCGATCTGTCCATGGCAGGGTTGCTGGCGGCTGTACCGCCGCCGGTTTTGGGGCAGGCTTGGGATCTTGGGTCTTTTCGGGAACAGGATACGCCTCATCATCCAGATCCACTACCTCCAGCTCGGGCACCTCGACCGCGCTATCCTGATCTCCCAGCGGCGGAGTGACCCCGCGCGGCGCGGCATCCGGGTCAAAACACAGCGCCAACATGCCACCGGGGCGACTGACGTCGACAGTGAACCCGATCGCGCGAATATCGCTGGCGCAACCAGCCAGCATGTCCACAGCAGTGCTGCGCAACTTGGCCTGCCACATATCCTGCGCGCACTCCTCGCGCATTTCCTTGATCACGTCGCTCATATCAATTCCCCCTGCACTTGCGGCGTGCACTGGATGCCAAGCGCGTGGGCCTGCGCCACCGCCACGCGTACCCGCGCCACCGCCATGTTGAAGTAATCCGGATTGAGTTCGATCCCGATCGCGCGCCGCCCGCTCAAAACGGCGGAAACCAGCGTGGTGCCAGACCCCATGAATGGATCGAGCACCAGGTCGCCCGGGTTGGTGAAATCAAAAAGAATATCGCGCATCAGCCGCCACGGCTTTTCGGTCGGGTGGCCGCCGTGGCGATCGCGCGGATTGGTCTGGTGGGTATAGACCCCGCGCTTGCCGCCCGCATTCCAGCGCGCATATCCAGTCCCGCACCAGGCGGTGACGAAACACTCGCACCACGATCCCGGCCCCTGCCCATTGAACTGGGGCGCGCAATCTGGCTTGATCCAGCCGCAGGCGCGTTTGTAGCGAACGCCCTTGGCCGGGTTAATGACATCGGCCCAGCGGGTGGTGCCCTCGACCGTGCAAAAGGCGATGAACCAGCCCCGGCATAGCGGCACGACCTGCGCCACGAAATCCGCGCGATAGCTGTCGATCCCGTCAAAATCCAGCCTACGCAACTCCACCCCACCATCTGCGCGGATGGCGCGGCCTGAATTTTTCGCAGTGTGTAGGGATTGCTCATAGGCAGGATCGCAGATCACGTGGTCAACTGAATCGAGATCCGCCATCACCGTGCGGCAATCGCCTCGGATCAGGCGTACCGGTCCGATTGTGACGTCTGCCCCATTCACACCCGCACCTCATGCCAAATCGGCAACAGCCGGGCTAGCGGCACGGAGTAGCGCTCACCAAGATCCTCAAGATCGATATAGCGCCGCGCTTTCACCAACCCCAACGCAAGTCCAGAGGCCGCGTCCGATGCGATCCCGCGCGCGATCAGACGCTCCACCAGCCCCATGGCCCGCTTGGCATCGACCTCGGCAGCGCGCGCCGCACGGGCAGCGTCCGCGCCCCGTTTCGGAGCACCCTTCAGACCAGACTTGCACCGGCTGCGATCATACTTTCCGGGGTCTCGACGCGGCAGGCCGAACCGCCTTGCGGCCTTCGACACGGTGGACACGTGAGCGACACCATAATGCGCTGCGATTGCGGCAATCGTCGGTGCATTTGCCCACAAGTCGCGAAACTCTACATTGTTCTTGATGATCGGCGCCATCATGCACCCCCGCACAACATGTCATGAAGGTCAGGCCAGCGGGTGCGGGGCGTCGGGAGGAGGTGCCGCCCCGCACCACTGGCAGCGCCGGAAATCTCGGCACCACCGCCAGAGCCACCCCCAACAGTAGAGGGGCGACCGCGCTCTTGGCGCTCCTTCGCGTGGCCGACGATCTGTCCCACCACGCGTTTTGTCACAGATTGCACCGCAGACCGGTGGCCGGCCTGGGTCAGGAAGCCCGAATGACTGCGGAAAGCATCGACCACAGCCCCCTCGACCAGACGCCAAAGCTGCGCATGGTCGCGATGCTTCATCACAGATGGATGGCGGCTGGATGGGCTGCGCGGCGCGGTCATGACCGCCCCTCCGCCCGTTCGCGCAACGCACCATACATCCGCGCCGCGACCTCCATCAGATCGCCCAACTCCTTCATCTGCTCGAAGGCTTCGGTGGGCGTGTAGCCAGTCGGGTCGGACGATGCCGCCGAATGCGCATCGGCATGCTTAGCCACCACGTCCGAAAATTCCCTGGCGATATCCGCGAAATCCGCGCTGGATCCGCCCGCCGCGCCGAGGGGCGTGAAGACCCCACCGGCCAGCTGCGAAAAATGCTGCGCGATCGGCATCGCCGCCGCCGGTTCGATCCGCCCCAGCTTGTCGACATAGTTGACCCCGAGGCCGCCCGGCCGCACCTCCGACACATCGGTGCCGTAAGACAGTGTGGTGACGGAAATCCCCAGGTCGTCGGAGGCGCATTCAATGCCACCCACAGCCCTGTAGGCGCTGCGAATGGCGGACTGGATGGTGCCAGGTCTTGTCCTGCGGGTCATGTGAGAATTCCCCCGAGCGATTTCACAAGACGCAGGCCCCATGCCTGATCAGGATGAAGGCATGGATCGAAATCCTCATATCCCCGCATCAGATGGCCTCCTTCAGAGGTTCGGCATCATCGCCTTCGCGGGATGGCGCTGGGTTTTCCCTCATGTATTTCAGGATCTTGTCTGCTGTCCGCAGGGTGGGAGATCCGTCTCCGGCTTCCCACTTAGCCCAGGCAGCCCCGCCAAGTTTCGCAGCGCGCTGCACGACCGTCGAAGGATGAACCCCCAGCGCACCCGCATAGGCGCGCACCTGTTGCATGAACTTTTCCATAACTCACGATTAGTCTTTTTAGACTATCTCGTCAAAGTCTTTTTAGTCGATAGTCTAAAAAACCTAGTACGGTAGGTTACACCTATGACCGACAGAACCTTCGCACAGCGCCTTAAGGCCATTTTGGATAGCCGCCCTGAGATTACGGAATCGGGATTGGCGACCAAGGCCGGCCTGAGCGACAGCGTAGTCCGCAAGATTCTGAAGGGCACAACAAAGAACCCCCGCGTCGATACCGCCATCAAGGTATGCGCTGCGCTCGGAACCACGCTGGAAGACTTTATGTCTGGTGCTTTTGAGGCCGGACCGATTCCGGCTGACACAGAAGCGCAACGTATTCGGTCCCTACTGTCTCAACTATCACCGCGTGAGCGCCGTCTTCTGCTAACCTACGGAGAAGGGCTTCGCGATGCGCAGAATGCGGGCATCGAAGAGCCCCCTGAAGGCGAAGAATAAAGTCTGTAGCTGTCACTGTTCCCTCCTAAATTGAGAACACTAAGGGAACATCTGTTTAAAATTGCAACCGCTAGATGTTGATTTTTTGTTTCGTTACCGTTCAGGATGCTGCAGCGTACCGTAGGAACCACTCTCGCCACAGGAGAATCGTGAATGAAACGGCCCATTCTAACCGCCGCGCTGATTGCGCTTGCAGTCACGGCAGGACAGGCGTCGGCACAATGGCTACACCAGGAACAGGGCAGTGCCTTTGATGCCCAAAAGACGCAGATCGCGCTGACGTCGCAGGGTCAATACGCGGTGGGCCTACGCTGCACCGGCGCAGATGACCTGACGGTGATATTCATCACACCCGAAGCCATTGACCAAGACTCCTTGAAGATGCTCAACATCGCCGCGCCGGAAATCTTGGTACGGATCGACCAGAATGCGCCATACGCCATCAAGGCAGAGGGCGACAATCCAGAAGGAAAACTGACGCTACACGCGGCAGCTCCGCCCTCCCTTGCACGCGAGTTGATCGCGGCAACATCCAGCATTTCCGTTGCGGCAAGGCTATTGGGAAGCCTTTATCACGAAAAGGAATTCTCTGTTCGCGGCTCAACAGGTAGCGTGACAAAACTGGCAAACCTTTGCGGCCTGCCAAACGAATGATTCATACAACCTAATTGCTACGCCGTCGGCCCGGTCAATGCCGCCCGGACCGACGTGACCGAATCAATCTCTAGTCTTATTAGACTAACTTTTCTTGACATAGTCTTTTTAGACTATTACCATCGCCCCATCAAACCGATGGAGGCAACGATGCGTGCAACACGTGCAACAGAAGACGAGCCGCTTGTCAGCGACAACCTGTTGGCCCAACTGGCCGACCCCGACTTTGACGCGCAGCGCGGCGAATTCGACGCACAAACCCGCGCCTTGCTGGCCGTCGCGCTGCCGGAAATATGCAGCGAACTGCTAGGCTGGCGTCAGACCGCAAGCAATCGCCCCTTCGCCCTTGCGCTGGCCTTGCGGTCCGAAGCGATCGAGGCCCGCCTGGATCAGGCCAGGCACGACATCCGCGCCCCGGAGCCGGTCCACCCGAACACCCTGACCGCCGCCTGCGAAACCCTGTTGCGTCATTCCACCGACGCCGCCGAACGCAGCGCCGCCGCCGACGTGCTAGCCCAGATTCGGAGGGCCGCGTGATGGACGTCCTTCACAACCGACTTCATGCCTTCCTGCTGAACCTCGAATGCCTCGATGTCGCCGGGCAGCGCGATGCGGTCTACAGCGAGGTGATGGAAACCTTCGGGCGCTTCGATCCGCCCGCCGGCGACCGCAGTCATCGCTGGGATCTCGACCTTCATGGGGTGCAGGGCTGCGGCGCATCCGAAGAAGAGGCCATCGCCAACTGGAAACGGCTGGCCCGCGCCCAATGCAAGCTGGACGCCGAGGATGACGGTTTCATCACCGTCCACCCCGAGCTGCGCCAGAAAGGGGCCGCGTGATGGCGATGCGCGCCCGCCCCAACCCGACGCCGTGTGAAACCGGCCAGACTGCCGGGGTGTCCAGTCTGCGGACCCCCGGCGCCTTTTTCCGCCGGTTTCGCAAGGGTGGCGCGGACGCCGCCACCCGCCCCGTGCGCCCGCAGGCGCTGTTCCCAGATCAGCAATGGCTGGTGACCTTCCGGCGCCCCAATGGCGACATGGTGACCAAAGCTGTGCTGATCAACGGAGGCAACCTGCAAGCCGATATCAAGGTGCTGGCGCGGCTGGCGTTGCGCGACCAGCGCGACATCGACTGCGCCCACCTGCTGCGCGTCCAGATCGACCTGAACCCAACGCCGGCCAGCACCGAGGCGCTGGACAGCATCACCAGCGCCTATAGCGCCCGCCTCCGCTTCGAAGCGGACTGCGGCTGATTTCAATGAAAGCCCATCGCATGTTCTACAAAGACGAAACTCTGGCCCTCTTCATCGACGGGCCCAACTTCTACCACACCGCCCGCGCGTTGAATTTCGACGTGGATTACAAGCGCCTTCTGGAAACCTTCCAGGCCAAGGGGCGCTTGCTGCGCGCCAGCTATTTCACTCCGCTGGCCGACACCGAAGACCACGTGGCCATCCGGCCGCTGGTGGACTGGATGCAGTTCAACGGCTGGACCGTGGTGACCCAACCCGCCCGCATTTTCGAGGGCGATGATGGGCGCAGGCGCATCAAGGGCAGCACCGACATCGCCCTGACCGTCGAGGCGATGAACCTCGCACCCGCGATCGCGCATGCGGTTCTGTTCACCGGGAACCGCGACTTCGCCCCGCTGGTCAGCGGCCTCCAGGCAAAGGGCACCCGCGTTTCCGTAGTGTCCACCCTGCGCGCCCAGCCACCGATGATTTCCGACGATCTGCGCCGTCAGGCCGACGCCTTCGTAGACCTCGACACCCTGCGCCACGACATCGCCCGCCCCGCCCGCGACAGCGCTGTAGCGTGACCGACCTCGAAACCTGAAAAGGAGTGCAACCTTGATGACCCAACGAAAAGTGCCGACTGCGCCGCCAACGGCAGACCCACACGATCCTTACAAGATGCGCACGCTGGAACAGATCCTGATGCTGTTCGACGGCGGTGATTTCATGGCCGAGGTGATGACCGGCCACCAGAAGCTGATGCAGGAGCTTCTGGAGCACAACGGCGAACACGGCTCCAAGGGGTGCAGCGGCACTATGACCCTGCAGCTGTCCTACGCGGTCGGAAATTCTGGCGATGTCGGGATGGGCGCGATCGTGACCTTCAAGCCCCCGAAGAAGCCGCCATCCAGTGCCGGCGCATACATCAACGATGCCGGGGAACTGACCCTTTACAGCCCGATGATGAAGCGCATGCACCAGCCGGTTCGGGATGTCGATGACTACAACTATGACCCAACCACCGGCGAAATCCGCGACATAGAATAACGTCACCACCAGAGAAAAGGACCAATGACGTGACCGACGAAACCACACAGTTCAGCACCGAGAACCCAGCCGCCACGATGCGCGATGTCATGGAAAAACTTGGGGGCACTGAATTCATCGACAGGCCAGCAGACTTCGATCTGACCAAGGCCCACCTGGTGGCCACACCGGGCCACAGGACGATCGAAGACCTGACCAGCATGCACCGTGCAGCTGCGGAATACCTGAAGCCCGCGCGGCGCAAGGGGACGGCCCGCCTCGATGACCTGCAGAGCCTGATTGAATGGGCCAACCGCTTCAAGGGCCCGACATCGGCGCTGTTTGCAAAGCCTGACCTTCGGGCCCCGACAATCACCTGCATCGCGGACTATCACGCGGAAGGCCCTTCCGATCAGACGATTGCCACCGGCGACCCGACCGCCAGGCATTGCCATCACCGGGCAATCTACAACTTCCCGCTGTCGGAAGAATGGAAGGCGTGGACGGGCGTGTCTGGCCAGCCGCTGGAAAAAGACGACCTGGGCGAATTCATCGAAGCCAACGCCAAGGACATCATGGACCCGACCGCCGCCATTCTCGCCGGGAAGGAAACCAATAAGAACCAGCCGTGGGAAAATCGGCTGATCCAGACGGCACAGCAAATCGAAGGCCGCTATGGCCAGCTGACCCAACTGCTGCAGATGTCGCGCCAGTTCCAAGTGTACGAAACCAGCAACCTGAAGGTGACCAGCAACCGCGACACCGGAGAAGGTGAAATCCAGTTCCTGAACGAACACAAGGGCGCTGACGGCAAGCCGCTTCAGATCCCGAACCTGATCATCATCGCCATCCCGGTCTTCATGGGCGGCGCCCCATATCGGATGCCGGTGCGGTTCCGATATCGGAAAATGGGAGGCTCGGTGCGCTTCATCCTGTCGATCTACAATCCGGAAAAGGCGTTCGAATCGGCATTCAAGGAAGCCATCGAGGAGGCCGCAGAACGGACCGAACTGCCGACCTTCAAAGGCAGCCCTGAAAGCTGATGCCTCTTTCTGCCTCCTGACGACAGGGGGCAGCGACGGACACCAGCAGAAAAAGGTCCACCATGACAAGCCAGACCATCCACACCGCGCAAGTATCGCCCTACATCAGCGTCCAAGGCCCGCAGTACGTCGAGCCTGTATGCGCGCCTGACCAGTGCGACAATTACGATCTGGCTGATTGCCTCATGGCAGGAGGATGCCCACGCACCCGCATGGGTGAAGATCGGACCATCTTACCCGGTCACCGGGTCACCATCGACCTCGACGTCCAGACCGTTACCGCGCGGCTGGTGGGGCGGATCGCGCGATTATGACCGCTGCCCTACGCGTCCTGATCGCCTGCGAAACCAGCGGCATTGCCCGCCGGGCCTTTGCCGCGCGCGGGCATGATGTCTGGTCTTGCGATATCGAGACAGCCGAGGATGGCAGCAATCACCACATCATCTGCGACGTGCGCGACGGTATCCTGACAGAGGGCTGGGATCTGCTGGCGGTGATGCACCCGCCCTGCACCCGGCTCTGCCGCTCAGGCCGCCGCTGGATGAGCGGAGCCGGGAAATGGACGCGCCCAAAGGCGCTGCCTAAAGGCAAGACATGGGACGACATGCGCGCCGAATTCGAGCTTGGCGTGGATATCTTCACCACCTGCTGGGCCGCTCCGGTCCCGCGCGTGGCGGTCGAGAACCCCGAAATGAACGATCTCGCCCGCGACCGGATGCCGAGCGGCCTTCCAGCGCCGCAGATGGTGCAGCCGTTCTGGTTTGGTGAACCGGCCTACAAGGCCACAGGCTGGTACCTGCGCGGCCTGCCAGAACTGGCCGAAACCGACCGCATGCCAGAACCAGATCGCGGCAGCGGTGAATGGAAACAATGGAACCGGGTCCACAGGATGCCACCCGGACCCGATCGGGCCCGCCTGCGCAGCCGCAGCTTTCCCGGAATGATGAGCGCCGCCGCCGACCAGTGGGGTAGATATGCGATGAAAGAGGAGCAAGCAGCATGAGCATGGAGACCTGACCCATGGCCGCGACCAGCTTCACCGAGGCCCAGGTCAGGAGGGCTGTAAAAGGTGCCATATCCGCCGGGATCCGGATCGGTGAGGTGCAGATAGACCCGAACGGAACCATTCGGATCTTGCCAGCCACCACCGAAAAACCGCAGGGTGATGATCGGGAACCCAAACCGTGGTGAGCGAAATGCGCGTCAACCTGCCTGGACTGATGATGGAAAAGCAGCGATCAGGCAGATACACCTATCGGGTGCGGGTGTGCGGTGACAAGACGCGCAAGATCGCGATCGGCGTAGATCCTGAACATCCAGAGTTCATGATCCGATATGAGGCCGCACGGCGTGGGGAAACCTATCAGTCACCAGATGATCAAGGTCCGATTCCGAAAAGCGTGGCGTGGCTATCGCTGGCCTTTGAAGCGGGGATGCAGGAGCGGGTCGCAGCTGGCCTGATGCACCCAACGACGCTGAAACAGCGCCGAGCGTTCTTTGATCGCCTGCGCGCCGATCACGGCGAGAAACACATGGCGATGCCGCGCGAGAAGGTGATCGAGATCCGTGATGGTATGATGGCTACTCCGGGTGCCGCCGACAATATGGTCAAGACGATCCGCGCGCTCTACGCATGGGCGGTCGAGCGTGGCCATGTGGCAGATAACCCAGCCCTCGGCATTGGCAAGATCAACCGCGGCACCGGCGCCGTGCCGTGGTCCATAGATGATCTCAGTACGTTCCGTGATCGCCACCCCAAGGGCACGATGGCGCACCTGTCGCTGACGCTGTTTACCTTCACCGCATGCAGGATAGGCGACGCCTTCCTGCTAGGCCGGGGCAATGAGGTGAAGCGAGATGGCATCACCTATTTGGACTGGCAGCCGGCCAAAAAGGGCAGCACCCGCGTTGTGGTGCCGATCCTGCCTCCCTTGGCTGATGCTATCGCCGAGCAGAAGGTTGTCGGGCCCGCGTATCTGATGACAGGATGGGGAAAGCCCTTCGCGTCCAGCGCCGCATTCGGAAACTGGTTCCGTGACCGGGTTGCCGAGGCCGGGCTCGAGGGCCGCAGCCCGCACGGGATCCGCAAGGCAGCTGGCGAGCTGCTAGCGCTCGAGGGGGCGTCACAGTACCACATCATGGCCGTGCATGGTCATACCCAAGCAAAGACCTCCGAGCACTATACCAGCGGCGTCAACCGCCAGCGCTTGGCAGCCGAAGCAATGCGGATGCTTGGCAATCTCGAATGGTGATTTTGCAGGGCACCCTGACGCTAAGCCATTGATAAATAGTAGCTGAAAAGTGCCCTGCAAATCTGTTAAGACTTTGAAATTCAACAAATGTTGCACGCCTGCCGGGCCTACCA